GGAGCATTTGGTAGACACACAAGGATGCGTGTAGGTGGCTACCGTTTAACACATCGAAGAACCTTTACCAAACCAAGGTTTGGCCTCATGGCTATCTTCGCATCTTTTGATTACAACGTGCCAGCTTTTGCACTACACCGTGCATTTATAACCCTACCTATAATACAAAGAGCCATAAAAAGCAGTAACACAGGACGTAGGCCAACCTTCAATATGTCCTATGCTTTTATCGGCCTCATTACATCACGAAACACTCATATCCCACATATATCCCTAGTTGCATAAATCGTCACTCTAGTTGCAACCAAAAGAAGTGTTCACCCCTAGCATAAACTCAAAGTGCTACTGTGAGAACACGGGGATAATCTAATGACTACAGTTATACAAGCGACAACGCTGCATCAGCTGCAGCGAGAAAAAGCTATGTTATCTGATGGACACGATAGGTTCATCGAAAGACAAGCTAAACTAAAAGACCTAAGTGTGAGTAAGTCACATAGTAAGCTGCTGCAGAATGCAATACCTGCAGTGAAAGAAAACATCGAGCAACGGATAGCTGAAGGTAAACCAAAGTCCAAACCATATGCATGGTTAAAAGACTTACAGGACTTAGACACAGAGCTTCTAGCCTATGCTGGTCTTGTTTGCTGTATGGAAGCCGTAGGTCAAAGTGCTACCAGAACAAAAGCACTGAGGCACATAGGTGGACGTATAGAAATGGAGCACTTTGCAGCTGGGTTGTACAGACATGATCCACAGCTGGCTAAGCGTATCACTGAGCTCGCTACACGCAACAACAGCAGCAGCGAGCACAGGAAGAAGGCCGTGAGGTCTATAGCAGCTAAAGAGGGCTATAGTCCGGACAAGTGGTCGCAAGAAAGGTGTATGCAAGCAGCTGCACCCGTCTTTAGTGCAGTACTTGAGGCTAGCGGTATCTTCGAGGTCTGGACGCAAATCAAAGGTGAGAAGACAATCTTACGTATGGGGCTCACAGAAGATGCCTCTGATGAGATAGCTGACTTGAATCATAACCTGAGCTGGAATGAGCCTGTATTCACACCTATGGTCACTGAGCCTATGGGTTGGGAAGATTATTATAGCGGCTGCTACCTAGACCCAGCTTTAGGACACATGACACCCATGGTACGTAGAGCCAGTCCAAAGCAGAAGCGCATGATATCTTCAGCTGTAAAGTCAGGCAGGATGCAGCCAGCCATAGACGCTATAAATGCTGTACAGCGCACTAAGTGGTGTATCAATGAGTACGTCTATGAGGCAGTCAAGTGGTGCTGGGAAGAGGGGCTGAAGCCTAACGATAGCTTCCCACGCAAAGAATACCTTGAGCCCCACAAGTTCCCAGATAACTATGATGAGCTGAGTGTTGAAGCTAAGAAAGGTCACCGGCTGAAGGCCAATAAGATTAGACATATAAACCGTCAGGTAGATGGTAATAGGTCTATCATGGCAACCGACATGCAACAGGCAAAGTCACTGCTACAGTATGACAAGTTTTGGCTACCTCACTCTTTTGATTTCAGGGGCAGGATATATCCTATACCTAACTTCAATACCCAGCGGTCTGACCATATCAAAAGTATGTTCAAGTTTTATAATGGTAAAAAGATAGGCCAGCGTGGTGCCTACTGGATAGCTGTGCAGGTTGCTAACACAGGTGACTTCAACAAAGTTAGCAAGCGCAGCTTCTCTGAAAGAGTAGAGTGGGTTCTGCAGAACGCAGACAGGATAGCTGAGATAGGTAATGACTTCGAGGGCACTTATGCCGGTGATGATGATGACCAGCTGTATTGGTCTGATGCTGACAAGCCTTTTGCATTCCTAGCTGCTTGTAGAGAGTTCTATGGTTTCTGGATGGAAGGAGAAGACTATGTATCGCATGTACCTATTAACCTTGATGGTAGCAATTCTGGCATACAGCACTTCAGCGCTGCTTCCCGTACTGAAAGTGACGGTAGGTTAGTAAACCTTGTACCTGCAGATAAACCGCAGGATATCTATCAGGCTGTGGCTGACATAGTCATGAACAAGCTACAGCTGCTGAATAGTATAGAAGCGAAAGAATGGAATGCATTTGGTGTCACACGTAAAACTGTAAAACGCAATGTGATGACTTATGGCTACTCATCCGGTCGCTATGGGTTCGCTGACCAAATTATGGAAGACACAATGAGACCGATAGATGAAGAGCTATCCGCAGGTAGGCGTATCTTTCACCCGTTTAGTAATCCATCAAAGGCTGCTAGGCTATTAGCTGCGCTTAGCTGGGAGGCCATCCATGAGGTTATCACGGGTGCTGCCGGTGGCATGGGTTTCTTTCAAGAGCTTGCAGCGATGATGGGCAAATTCAATGAGACTGTCAGCTGGTTCACGCCAGTGGGCTTTCCAGTAGATAATGCCTATTACAAAACTGAAAGCAAACTGTTGCGATTATATCTTTACGACAGAGAAGCTGAAAGTAAGCTAAGCCGTACAGCAGCAAGGTTGAGTAAAGATGTTTGGAAAAGAGTTGATGTTCGTAAATGTCAATCGGCTATCAGCCCTAATATCATTCACAGTTTAGATAGCAGCCACTTGTTATCTACTGTGCTGCTAGGTCTACAGAATAACATCAGAGACTGGTGTTTAATCCATGACAGCTTCGGCACGCTACCTGCTGACACGGATAAGCTATTCTATGTAGTACGGAAGGCTTTTGTAGACCAATACAAAGACCAGTGTATTTACCTCAACATACTGAGGCAGCTGGTAGACGTTCTGTCTCACAACGGACATGACGTTAAAGATTTGGTGTTACCTAAGATACCAGAGAAAGGTACCTTAGATATTCATCAGGTAATGGAGAGTGACTATTGTTTTGCGTAGGGAAGATATGTTCACCCCTAGCATAAACATAAATCTCAAATAGAAGAGGTCACATTATGCACCCAAGAGAGAGGGTGCTTGAAGAATTGAAACTGCATAAAGAACGGGATTTAGCCATCCCATCAGACCTAGCTGCCTTAGCTGTGCGGCTGGGTCTTTTTTTATCTGTATTCGATGTCAGGCATCCAAAACAAACAAGCCAAAAAGAAGAGCAAGGAGATTCCGCTAATGGCACAAGTATCTTTCGAGACCCATAAGGGCATAGCTGTTTACCCATGGTTAAACAAAGCAGACACTGAATGGAACACTGAAGGTCAATTCAAGACCGGCCTAAGAGTTCCAGCTGACCAAGCCAAAGAGCTAATAGACAAATGCAAAGAGTTAGCTCAAGAAGAGTTTGGTGGTAAAAAAGCAGCTGCTGCTAAAATGCCGTGGAAACAGGATGAGGACACAGGTGAGCTAATCATCAATGTCAAATCCAAGTTCAAGCCTAAGTTCTATGATGCTGATGGCACTTACATCCCTGAGCACTATCACCCACAAGTATGGGGTGGCTCTGTGCTGCGAGTTGGTGGTCACATCATAGCTTATAATACTTCAGGTAACATGGGTATTTCACTGCGCTTATCTAAAGTTCAAGTTGTTGAGCTGGCTGAGCGTGAAGATAGTGGTGGATTTGGCGCTGTAGAGGGCGGTGGGTTCACTCATAAAGAAAGCAGCAATGAAGATGCCGAAGAGAAAGAAGGCTTCACAGCCGACTTCTAGAGGCATTAGACATGGATATCGCTCTGGCCTCGAAGATAAAACCTCACGCCAAATCAAGGAGAGTGGCATAGAGGTGCTCTACGAGACAGAGCGTATCCAGTTTATATGGCCTGAGAGACAGGCTCACTACACACCAGACTTTAAGCTGCCTAAGATAGGCGGCTTTTTCTATGTCGAAACCAAAGGACGCTGGGTAACCGAAGACAGGCACAAGCACCTGCTAATTAAACAGCAGCATCCAGAATTAGACATCAGGCTGGTGTTCAGCAATGCCAATGCAAAACTGTATAAAGGTAGTCCAACTACCTACGCAGCATATTGCGATAAACACGGCATTCAGTGGGCTCATAAAACAATACCAGAAGAGTGGTTGAAGGAGAGCACAGATGCAATCACTGAATCAGTTAAAGGAAGAGGGGCGGTTCATCAGGCATGAGCCCTGTCAGGACTGTGGCAGCTCAGATGCAGTAGCGAGGTACGATAATGGTGAAAGAGGTGAAGCGACACACTGTTTCAGCTGTGATGCCCATTACACGTACACGGAACAGGATGGCGAGACAGCTGCAGCAGCCACAGTACCGGCAGCGCAAGGTACAAAGCAAAAGGATTTACTCAAGGGCACGTATCAAGCAATCAAGTCTAGAGGACTAACCCAAGAGACCTGTAAGTATATGGGCTATAGTGTTGGCACCTATCAAGGCGAGCCCGTGCAGCTAGCTACCTACTACAACAACACGGGTAAGCCGGTAGCACAAAAGATACGGTTCAAGAATAAAGACTTTAAGTTAATTGGTGACGGTAAGAAGCTGCCGCTATTTGGTTCACACAAGTGGTCTAAGGGTGAACGACTTATCATTACAGAAGGTGAGATAGATGCATGTAGCATTGCACAAGTGATGCAGAAGACAGCAGTGGTTAGCCTACCACAAGGTGCTAGCGGTGCTGTACGTGCTATCAAAGATAATTGGGATTACGTCTGTGCCTTCAACAGCGTCATTTTGTGTTTTGACATGGATGAAGCAGGACGTGATGCTGCACAGGCTGTTGCAGAGCTGCTACCTGTAGGCAAGGCGATGATTGCTCATCTGCCATACAAAGATGCAAATGACTGTCTTTTACAGGGCAAGCAGAAAGAGATTATCAGTGCCATCTTCGAGGCGAAAGCCTACCGACCGGATGGCATTGTGGCAGCGGCCGACATCAGACCATCTCTGAGTGTGGTGGAAGCTGCCTCTGCCATTACTTACCCATACACCAGACTTACAGAGATTACTCTGGGTCTCCGGCTGGGTGAGATGGTCACTCTTAGTGCTGGGTCTGGTGTCGGCAAATCTACAATGGCTAGAGAGGTAGCTTATCACCTGCATCAGCAGGGTGAGACTGTCGGTATGATTATGCTCGAAGAGAGCAACAAGAAGACCGTGCTCAGCTTAGTCGGTATCCATATGGACAAGAACATTAGTGTTGACCGTGATGGTATCGAAGATGCTGACATCTACACTGCATTCGATGAGATGTTTACCGACAAGCCACTTTACATGTATGACCATTTCGGCAGCAGCGAAGTAGATACCATCATAGCCCGTATTCATTACATGGCTAAAGCGCTAGATGTGAAGTGGATAGTATTAGACCACATTAGCATCATGATATCTGGCTTAGCTGTAGCTGATGAGCGTAAAGCTATCGACCTAGCGTGTACGGCATTACGTACAGCTGTCAGTGAGCTTAATATCGGGCTCATCATGGTCAGCCATCTGCGTAGACCCGAAGGCGACAAAGGCCATGAAGAAGGTGCCAAGGTGCGTACCTCGCAGCTGCGTGGCAGCCATAGTGTAGTTCAGCTCAGTGACTTCGTTATCTCATTACAAGTAGACCCTGATGCACCCGACAGCGACATCCGCTACGTGCATGTTCTCAAGAACAGGTTTACAGGTGAGACCGGTGTTGCTGGTAAAGTAAAATACAACCGTACAACAGGGCGGCTGCTTGATGCAGTCGATGTGTTCTAATGAGAAGTTTACCAAGGTGCAAAACACCAGAATATCTAACCAAATGTCATCCATTAGTTAAGCAGCTGAACATAGCAATGTTCAACAAGCAGATGCCTGACAGGGTGATGGCTGATGAAGCTGGTGTAGCCAGACAAACACTAAGCAACTGGCGTTCAGTCAGTAATCCAAACATCTCTGATTTAGAGGCGTGTTTTAATGTACTTGGTTTTACACTGAAGCCTATCAAGATGATGGGTGCACGGGACTTCTCGCTAAGTGCAACACAAGACATTCTTGACGAAATAAACACATTGGTTAGCGAATTAGACAAGCGATTGTCTAAGAAGAATACAGGCCGCTAGGGGCTTTGTATTGGGGGCAGAGTAAGCCTCGCCCATAATCCTAGCATTAGTCATGAGTGAGGGGGGTTGTTCTTCGGAGCAGCCCCTTTTGTTTTATTGGAGAGCAAGATGAGATTAGCATTTGACATAGAGACAGATGGCTTAACAGCCACGCTTGTACACTGTCTTGTATGTAAAGATATCGATACAGGCGACATTCACACATTCACACAAGAAGAGATGCCATCCGGCCTCGCCCTGCTAACTGAAGCAGATGAGCTAGTAGGCCATAACATCATCTCTTACGACATTCCCAGCCTCAAAGCAGTATATCCAGCGTTTAATCCGCAAGGTAAGCTGACGGACACCTTGGTGCTCTCCAGACTGTTACGGGCTGACCTAACCAACGAAGACTATGAAGTAGCATTCTCTGAAGAGCGTTCACCTCTCCCTAGACGCTTATACGGCAGTCATTCCCTTGCCGCATGGGGTATGCGTATTGGTCTTCACAAAGGTGATTATACTGGGGGCTGGGAAACCTTCTCACAAGAGATGCTGGACTATTGCATACAGGATGTAGAGGTCACTCACGCCTTGTACCGGCACCTTGAGCCCCAAGAGCACAGTCAGGTTGCTATCGACTTCGCACACGAGCTGGCAACCTTATGTGACCAGATAGGTAAGTTCGGTTGGACTTTTGATATGACAGCAGCAGCAAAGCTGTATGGCGAGCTGTCTGAGCTACGTCTGTCTATCGGTAAGTCACTAAATGAGCTGTTTGAGCCGTGGGAGATAGAAGAAGAGTTTATCCCTAAGCGTAACAACAAGACCAAGGGTTACATAGCTGGCGAACCTTTCATGAAGGTCAAGACCATCGAGTTTAACCCTAATAGCCGTAGGCACATCGAGTTCTGTCTCCGAAAGAAGTACAACTGGAAGCCTAAGCAGATGACAGCGCAAGGTCACGCCCAGATTGATGAGAGTGTACTAGCCAGTCTCGAATATCCAGAGGCACAAAAGCTAGCTAAGTTCTTCATGATTCAAAAGCGTATCGGGCAGCTGGCTGAAGGTAACCAAGCGTGGATGAAGCTGGCTAAGAACGGCAAGATACACCACAGCATCATAGCGCCATCCACGGTCACCGGCAGAGCCACCCACCGCAACTGTAATCTAGCACAAGTGCCAGCCACTAGGCTGCCTTTTGGTAAGCAATGCCGTGAGCTGTTTACAGTGCAGGATGGCTACACGCTGCTAGGCACTGACCTGTCCGGCTTAGAGCTTCGCTGCTTAGCGTTTTACCTCGATGACCCAGACTATACCCGTGAGCTGCTGGAAGGTGACATCCACACCGTAAACCAGAAAGCTGCCGGTCTGGAAAGCAGAGACCAAGCTAAGAGATTTATCTATGCCTACCTGTACGGTGCAGGTGCAGCCAAGATTGGCGAGGTGGTCAATGGTGGTGCCAGAGAAGGTACTATCCTGCTGAAGCGTTTTAATCAACGTATGCCATCTGTAGGTAGGCTCAGGAAGGCCGTAGAGGACGCTGCAGAGCGTGGTTATCTCAAAGGTCTGGATGGTAGGCACATTAAGATAAGAAGCCCTCACAAGGCTCTAAACAGCCTTCTACAGGGTGCCGGAGCTACTATCTCAGCTGCTTGGCTACTTAACACACAAAAAGCAATCACTGAATCAAAGCTAGATGCCAACATCATGGCTTGGGTTCATGACGAGCAGCAAATCCAAGTCAGAGAAAAGGATATAGCGGATGTCGGTCATATCGTTCGAAGAGCAGCGAAAGAAGCTGGAGAAACGTGGTTCAAAGGCAAGATACCAATCGAAGCTGAGTACACCACAGGATGGACATGGGCAGACACCCATTGATTCTGATGAAGTCACCAGCGACCAGCTGTTGCTGTTCCTGACGCTGCTAGAGGTTGGCACTAAGACACCGACTGTTAAGAGCAGGTTTGCCAGAGACATGGCTGACTGGATTGCAGTAGCAGCATCAATAGGCTTTATCAGCTGCCGGTTAGACGAAGAGCGCTTCGCAAAGAATTGGATGATTACCGAATACGGTGAGGACTATTTAAGGAGTTTTGATTTAGATGACTAAGTTATTAATCGATGCTGACATATATGCTTATCGCAGCCTGTCAGCCACAGAAGAAGAAACAGACTGGGGTGATGACATCTGGTCACTCACATCAGATGTAGGTGCTGCCAAGCGCAACTTCCAGAACGAATTGAACAAGATGTCTGAGGTGCTTGGGTCTGATGATTACCTACTGTGTTTCAGCAGCCAAACAAAC